GATTTATACCAGGGCTAAAGAAAGAACTAAAAACAAAAAAGGAAAATGTAGATTACGATAAACTAATAAAATGCGGATTATGCTTCGAAAGTGACGACGAAGTTATTGACTATGGACAAGTCGAAGCTTTTATAATGGGTGATGAAAAGTATAATATGGATGGACTGGAAAAGAAGTATGGAGTAGAAATAGTTCAGATAGGATATGATCCGCATAACGCAATGAGTACGGTGCAGAAGCTAGAGAACAATTTATATGAGTGTGTAAACATAAAGCAACATAGCTCGATACTTCATCCTCCAACGAAATTAATTAAAGAACAAATATTAAGTAAAAAAACTAGTTTGCATTATGACGAAAATCTAATGCTCGAAATAAATTTTCAAAATGCACGCTGCACCAAGGATACCAACCAAAATCTATACGTAAACAAGAAAAAGTCAGCCGGTAAAGTTGATATGGTAGTAGCACTGATCAATGCCACATATTTACTGCAACAAGATATGCTTTTTGGAATCGATGACTTCGATGTCCAGGTGATATAGAGAGGTGGTGAGATTGTGAATGTGGCCATTTAAAAAAGAAAAACGTGCAGACGTTCCAGCGATTGAACCAACAACGGACGATGTGCTCTTAAGGGCGTTACTTGGAACGACAACCATTACTAAAACCGAGGCATTGAACATCCCAAGCCTAAAGAGTTGTATTAACTTCATTGCCGATACGGTGTCAATGTTGCCGATTAAGTTATATCGCGAAAAAGATGGTAAAGCAGAGGAAGTTAAGGGCGACAAACGAGTTAGCTTATTGAATGATGATACAGGTGACACGTTGGATGCTGTGCAGTTTTGGCGGGCGTTGATAGCCGATTATTACCTCGGTAAAGGTGGTTATGCCTATGTGAAAAAAGAAAGAAATCAATTTACTGGGATGTATTATGTTGACGAGGTAAGCGTGTCTGTGAATAAGAATACAGATCCCATTTTTAAAGATTACGACATTATGGTTAATGGAAAATCTTACAAGCCCTACGAATTCATCAAGATTCTTCGTAATACAAAAGATGGCGCGAGGGGCATTAGTATAATTGAGGAAAATAACGTAATGTTGAGCGTAGCTTATAACTCGTTGTTGTTCGAAGAAAACCTAGTAAAAAAAGGAGGCAACAAGAAGGGCTTCTTAAAGTCCACTAAAAAGCTCACGCAAGATGTAATCGACAAGTTAAAAGCCGCATGGAAAAACCTGTATAGCAACAACAGTGACAATGTGGTGGTGCTAAATGACGGACTTGAATTCCAAGAGGCATCAAATACCTCAGTCGAGATGCAACTCAACGAAAACAAGGTGACAAATTCAGCCGAGATCAGCAAACTAATTAACATTCCGGCGAATATAATCAAGGGGACAGCGTCTCCCCAGGAGTACAACAATGCTTTTAAAATAGGAGTAATGCCCGTTCTTCGAGTGATCGAATGCGCCCTAAACAGAGACATGCTCCTTGAAAAAGAGAAGGGAATCCTGTATTACGCTTTCGATACCAAGGAAATGCTTAAAGGGGATATCAAGGAGAGGTTTGAGGCTTATAAGACAGGTATTGATGCAAACTTTCTCGGAATCGACGAAGTAAGGTTTATGGAAAATCTACCTTTTTGGGGGATTGAATGGATCAAATTAGGTCTAGACAGCGTCTTATTTAACCCAAAAACTCACGAGATATACACTCCGAATACGAACAGCACTCAAAATATGCAGGACTTGAAAGTAAAGCCAGACGAAAAGGTTATTTAGAAGGGTGGTGATAAAATCATGAGAATCGAGATTCGAAGCGACAGTGTATTATTGGACGGTTACGTCGGCACGGTTTGCCGAGATAGTAAGCCGATCATCACACCTCGCGGTAAATGTGTAGAACAAATTGAGTCAAGAGCATTTCAACGGGCTCTTGATAGGGCTGAGAATGTTGACCTGTTGCTTGATCATAACAAGTCGCGGAAGCTGGGTTCTACTCAGGATGGAAGTATTGAGCTTTTTGAGGATAATATCGGACTACGTGCTATCGCTACCGTAACCGATCCAGAGGTCATTGAAAAAGCTCGACAAAAGAAGCTAAAAGGGTGGTCTTTTGGTATGTATACCAATAAGGACCGTATGGAAGAACGAGCAGATCAAATACCGCGCCGACATATTGAGGATTTAGACCTTTTTGAAGTATCTATTATCTGTCAACTCTCTCCATGTTATGTCGGGACAACCATTGAACAACGAGCTGAACAGGAGATCATTGCCGAACAACGCGGAGACGAGTTCCGGGCTATCACGGTGGAAATTAAGGAGACTATCGTGAAGGAAGAAAAACACAAAGAGCCAATTGACTACTCTGAGTACGAAAAAAAAATAACTAATCTCCGGGCTGCTGAATAAAGCGGCTTATTTTATTGCCAATATTGAAAGTGAGGGAACATAATGAAAAAGAAGATCCGCATTGCTGAATTACGCGCAACCCTAAAGAGCCTGAACGAACAAAGAAATGACAAAGTAACCGAAATGCAAGCTATTATCGAGGCGGCTAAAGGTGAAACCAGGGCTATGAGTACTGAAGAAATGGAAAAATTCACTGCGCTGGAAGCTGATATTTCCGGTATCGATGCAACGATCAAGGCCGAGGAACGGGCACGTGATTTATCCCTTGTTGTTCTCGATGACAAGAAGAAGGGAGAGCTAAGAGCTGAAGAACTAGAAGAAAGAGCTTTTTCCAATTACATTCGGGGCATTGTTGAACAACGAGCCGATGTAAACCTTACTTCTGGTGATAATGGAGCGCTCATCCCGTCTTCTATTGCCAATAAAATTATCAAAAAAGTGTATGATATCTGCCCAATTTATCAGCTTGCTACACGATATAATGTCGGCGGGACATTAAGCGTTCCTTATTACGATGAGGAAACCCAAGCCATTACCATGGCGTATGCGACTGAGTTCAGTGACTTAGAATCTAAGTCCGGTAAATTCCTAAGCGTTGAATTAAAAGGATTCCTAGCCGGCGCCCTTTGCAAGGTATCTAAATCATTGGTTAACAACAGCCAATTCGATATTGTTAACTTTGTAATCGGTGCAATGGCCGACTCTATTGCCAAATGGATCGAGAAGGAACTTCTTAATGGGACAACCGATAAAGTGGCGGCACTCAGTGGGGTGACACAAAAAGTAACTGCACTCGCAACAACGGAAGTTGAGGCAGATGAACTGATTGATCTTCAAGAAGCTATCCCCGATATGTATCAGGGTGGAGCAATTTGGATTATGAATAAGACTACAAGAACATTTGTGCGGAAGATAAAGGACGCCAACGGGGATTACATTCTAAATAAAGATGCAACGGCTAAATGGGGATACACTTTATTTGGCAAAGATGTTTACGTATCATCCAATATGCCCACTATGGCAGCCGGTAAAACCGCAATCTACTATGGAGACATGAGCGGATTAGCCGTCAAGCTTTCCGAGGACGTAAGTATTGAGGTCCTGAGAGAGAAATTTGCAACCCAACACGCTATCGGCGTTGTGGGATGGATGGAGATTGATTCTAAGGTCGAGAACGCGCAGAAGATTGCCAAGCTGGAAATGGCGGCAGAATAAATACTTGAAAGGGTGGAATCTTCACCGCCCCTTTATCAATGAAAGCGGGGCATATGGATGTCATATAATGTAAAGAACTACACTGAGCAAGGCGGGGAAAAAACTGTAATTGGCGGCGAAATTGATGTAACTGGGACGTTTAAAATTGGCGGCGATATAGTTACGATTTCAGCAAATCAAGCGGGGAGTGTGGCAACAGATGCCGCAGGATTAGTAACGGACTTTAATGCGCTGCTCACAAAGCTAAAAGCGGCCGGACTTATGACCGCAGATAGTTAAAAGGGTGTGAAAGGCATTGGCAACAATAACTAAGGTAAGTGATATTACGAGTCAGGAATTAGCCGGGTACCTAAGGCTTGAGCCCGAGGGTCTATCGGATGCTGAAGAATTTGAACTAGATACACTTTTGAGCGTAGCAAAATCTTTCATCAGGTCATTTACAGGGATAAGTGATAGCCAAATTACTGATGAAATAGTTGGCGTAGGGGATGGAGTTAAGAGCGTTTTTTATGTTCTTAATACTCCAGTCGTTCCCGACTCGCAAACGGTTTACGTTAACTCTGTTGCCGAAACGGAAGGCGTAGATTATATTTTCAAGGATACTTCTGGTGCAATTGGATTCATGATTTCGTCAATTCCTGCAATTGGAGAATCTATTACCGCCTCTTATCAAATCGGCTTGGACGCGTATCCGGACTTCGTGATAGTTGTATACATCCTAGTGCAGGATATGTACGACAATAGAGCATTTTATGTAGACAAGAACAATCTCAACAGGGTCGTTGACACGATATTGGGTATGCACTCAATCAATCTATTATAAAGGCGGGTGATGCCGCATGAATCCGGGAGAATTAAGAAGCCGTATAACAATTCAGCAGCAATCAACCACCAGGGATGGTTACGGAGGATTAACAGAAGGCTGGCCAGATGTTGTATCTCTTTGGGCAGCAAAAAAACATAATTCCTCACGAGATTTTTTTGCTGCCCAAAAAAGAAATACCGAAACTACAGATCTGTTTACCATAAGATTTCGATCTGGAATAAGTACAGGAATGCGCGTAAAACTTGGCGATAGTTACTATGCGATAATTGGTGCAGATGATCCTGACGGTAAGCGAATAGAGGTTTGGCTGCTTTGCAAGGCGGTGACCTAATGGCCAATAATATTATGGGAATCGATGAAGTAAGGCGGCTATTCGAAGAAGTCGGCAAGGCTCCCGCTAAAGTATTAACTAAAGCGGCTCGTAAAGGCGGAAACGTAGTCATGAAAGCTGCTAAAAACAATGCAAGTAAATTCGAAAATCCTACAGGATCCCTTAGGAATCACATTGTTATGAAGGCTGAAAAAAGTAAAAAAGGCAAAAAAGTATATCAGATTTTTATTGAGAGCAACCCTCACTTTGTGAAAATTAGTAAAGCTGGAAAGAGATCCTTTTATCCAGCGTCCCAAGAATACGGATGGACAGACCAAAATGGAAAATACCATCCTGGTTATCGGTATATGCGTAGAGCGGCCGAAGAAAATGCCGGGGTAGTAAATGGTTTAATACTTGAGGTCATGGCATCAGAATTGGATAAATTGAGGTGATAACATGGATTTCGAGCAAGGCCTAACTGCAGAATTATCCGCAATAGCAGGACTAACGGACAAGGTATTCCCGGTCATGGCGGCACAAGGAACAGTCGCCCCATACCTAACCTATATCCTTGGTGGTACTGACAGGACTATAACCCTTGCTGGACATGACGGCCTTGTCCAGTCCCAGTATCAACTCGATTTATACCATACCAGTTACGCTAGCCTTAAGGCATTAAAGAAGCTCGTAATCGCCAATACCAAGACCTACGGTCAACGTAACATCGGAGTAACTGGTCCTTACGTTCAGCAAGTCGAGATCATTACCGACTTTGAGATGTATGAGGATGCTGTAAGGCTCTTCAAAGGGATCATTGAATTTAACGTAAATTATACCGAATAGGAGGAATTAGAAATGGCCGGGAATACTACTGCACAAAAATCGAATGGCACAGTCTTTTCCCAAGGAGCTGTAGTCGTTGGGCTGCTTAACAAGATTAAGCCACCCGAAAAAAGCGCAGACACAATTGACGTGACAACTATTGATGTTGTCGATGGGTACAAAAAATTCATCGCTGGGTTTAAGGATGGTGGAGAAGTTACCGTTGGCGGATATTTTGCTTTTTCCGATGTCGGACAGTTAGCCCTGGATACGGCTTATGAAGCTGGAACTGAAGACACATATACGATTAAATTTCCCACGTCCATCGGTGCGACGTACACTTTTAGCGGGATTGTAACGAAGTATGCCGTTGGCGAAGCTAACCCCGATGACGCTCTGGGCTTTGAGGCGACGATTAAGGTTGCGGGGAAACCTGTATTGGCTGCATCTGGAGTGTAGAAATACTGGGCTGCCTGATGGTGGCCCTACTTCCTGTCAGGAGGAAAAGTCTATGAATTGTAACAGGGTTAAGATTATTCAAAATGGCATGCGTAATGCGAAAGTATTTATTGACGATGTTGAGGTAAAGGGATTAAGGGCTGTAAATTATAGCTCTGATGTAGAAAGTATACCTTTAATTAAACTTGAATTTTTCGCTACCGATTTAGTCGAAATCGAAATAAACAATGATGCTGTGGGGTAAATCTCAGTGGAAGTATTACTAAGAAAGATTTTAGCCGAACTAGTGAAGAGTAATAAGCAACTCAGAGAGATCAAGGAGCTATTAGTCCAGCAGGATGAAGAGCCCGAGGATGAAGAAGAAAACGACACCTACAAAACACTTTAAGTGGAGGTTTTTGATAATGAGTAACAATGACACCATCGTAGTTGAATTAGATCGTCTACGAAACCTGAAGTTTCGACGCAAAGAGCTAAAAATGTTGGAAAAGGTGTTTGGTAAAAAGATATCCAAGTTCGAATTCTCTGAATTGGGCATTGACGAGCTGAGCAAAATCATTAACCTCGGTTTAGTGCATGAGGACCCCGAACTTACGTTGGAAAAGACAGAGGAACTCATTGATGAATACCCTTACTTTGGGGTGCTGGTGCAGAAAGTCATGGAGGCATTCTCCATTGCCATGTCTGGACCTGAGGCGCCAGAGGTAAAGGTTGTTGATCCCCTGGATGGAGAATTCACTGAAGAAAAAAACTAGAATCGGATAGCGATTACGATTGGGAGCAATCTTTAATTCTCGCTATCCGAATAGGTTTAAAGCCAAGTGATGTCGATCAGCTAACACCGCATGAATTAAATCTCATGATTCTGGATTACACTGAAAAAGTTAAGGAAACACAGAAAAGCGGTATCGTTGCCGCTTTTTATTCTGCATATTTTTCAAGGCTTGAAAAGCTTTCAGGATCGAATTTAGATGAAGTGCTTAAAAGCATTGATGGTAATGATTCGGATGAAGCAATGTCGGACGAAGCAATGTACAGAGTACTCAAAGGATTAGCCAGAAGTTAAAGCGGTATTATTGCCGCTTTTTCGTATTCCTCAGGAAAGGAGGAGAATTGCCATAAGTATCATCAGGAACATCCTCGTAAGGGTCGGCGCCAACATAAATCCTTTTCAGCAGGGAATGACAGACGCCCAAAGAGCTCTACTTAATTTTAGATCTGGCATGACGGGCGCGTTAAACAATACACGATCTAGTACGAACGCAATGGGGAGCATGCTAGGTAAGATAGGCGGTGTGGTTGCTGCAGCCTTTGCCGTGGGTAGTATGGTGGAGTTTGGCAAAGGAGCTATCGAATTAGCAAGTAATTTAAATGAGGTTCAGAACGTGGTGGATGTCACGTTCGGCTCCATGTCTAATCAGATTAACGACTTTTCCAAAAACGCCATAACTCAATTCGGCTTATCTGAACTCTCGGCAAAGAAATTTGCCAGCACAATGGGCGCAATGCTTAAGTCATCTGGCATTACTGGTCAACAACTAGTTAATATGTCCGAAGGAATTACGGGGCTTGCAGGCGATTTTGCGAGCTTTTACAATCTGGACCCAGAAGCTGCCTTCGATAAGATCAGGTCTGGAATATCTGGGGAAACCGAACCCTTGAAGCAACTTGGCGTGAATATGTCAGTAGCAAATATGGAGGCCTACGCGCTTTCACAAGGGATAACAACATCCTATGCCAAAATGAACCAAGCATCGCAATCATTGCTACGCTATAACTACCTCTTAAGTGTGTCCAAGGATGCCCAGGGCGACTTTTCCAGGACAACAAATTCTTGGGCAAACCAAACTCGCCTACTTTCCCAACAATGGGATATTATGAAAACCTCATTGGGTCAAGGTCTTATAAATATGCTCACGCCATTATTAACTGTACTTAACTCGGTCATAGCAAAACTTCAGGTTGCGACATCATACTTCAACGCTTTTACGGAAGTAATTTGGGGATCAGCGGGCGCGGCATCGGGCGCAATACTACCAGCAGCAGACGGAATGGACGCAATGGGTGACTCTGCCGAAGGTGCAGGTGGCAAGATAACGAAGGCGGCTAAGGCAGCAAAGGGCGCACTCGGTTCGTTTGATCAGCTGAATGTGCTGGGGCAAAAAACTGGCGCAGGAGACGAGTCGGGTGGTGGCGCAGGACTTAGTGGTATGCCAAAACTAGACAAGGCAAAGCCAGGCGACGGCATTGACTCCTCGAAAATGGCACAGTTAAAAAATGCAATTGAAGGAATAAAGAAATCCGCTTCAGACGCTTTCGGTTATCTACAAAATGCCTTTGGGCCGTCCTTACGGAAAGCATTTGATACTATTAACCCGGTGCTTCAGGCGTGGAAGGCATCCTTAAAAGATACGTTCCAGCAATTATCAACATTGGTGATCCCGTTGGGGAAGTGGTTTACGGACGACCTTGTTCCCTTTTGGCAGCAGGGAATCGGAGTAATGGGTAACGTTTTAGCAGGACTTGGAGATTCGGCATTGAAGGTATTTAACACGATAAAGAACTCGGCGTTGCCAGTTTTAGATTGGTTTGTCTACTTTGGACTTCCGATACTTACCCAATTTGGATCAGGGGCTTTAGTTGTATTTCAGTCCTTATTCGACAATTGCAAATTGATATTTGATAAGGTTTGGACGGAAGCGGTCGACCCCGTGATGAAGATTCTCACTAAAATTACAATCGATCAGTTAAATATAATGAAAGCTACGTGGGACAAGTACGGCGCAGGCATCATAGATGGTATCGTAGGTGTATTTACGAGCATAGGAACCCTATTTATTCAGCTATGGACAACCACGCTTGGACCAATTGTTAAAAATATGCTCACGGAACTGTCGTGGTTTTGGGACAAACACCTAAAAGGGGTATATGAAGCGGCAGCGGAATTAATAGGAAAGCTTATCACTGGTGCGTTGCAAATCTGGAACGGATTCATAGCTCCCGTGATTGGTTTTCTTGTTCAAGATTTTGGACCAGCATTCTCACTTGCGTTCAGCCTTGCTGCCGATGTATTCGGTACGTTTATTGCGGTCATCGCAGATTCGGTAAAGTCGATATTCACTATATTAAGCGGAATAATTGATTTTATCACAGGAGTTTTTACGGGTGATTGGCGAAAAGCTTGGCTAGGAGTCAGGGAAGTATTCGATGGTATATTTGGCGGCATAGGGGCAATAGTTGTGGGCGCAGTTAACCTCATGATTGATGCAATCAATGTTATGATCAGGGGTCTCGACAAGATCCACATGGACCCTCCTGAATGGGCGCAAACCCTGGGTGCGAAAAGTTTCGGCATCGATATTCCCGAGATTCAAAAATTAGCAAAAGGCGGCATGGTATCAGCCCCAACCCTTGCGATGATCGGCGACAATAAAAATGCATATTCCGATCCAGAGGTCGTAAGTCCTCTATCCGGATTACAAGAAAAGATTTACAGTTCCGTCCAAAATGCCATTGGTTCAAGTCGGGGGAATAGTGGACAAACTGGGGATATCGTCTTAGTGATAGATGGTTCAGAGTTGGCCCGTGTTTCCATAAAAGCAATTAATAACGAACAGCGTCGAGTCGGGATGACTCTGCTAACAGTCTAGGAGGCGACAGGAAATGCTCATAAAAATCAACGGCGTAATAATCGCCGCATACCCCAAAGAGTTCTCCGTCACCCCTCTTGACCTAGATAACGCAGAGTCAACCGAGAGGACGGCAAACGGGGTGCTTAACCGCGACAGAATAGCAACTAAGCGACAAATAGATATGACATTTCCAACTCTGGCATGGGCAACAATATCCGCACTCTTACAACAAATGAGTGCGGTTTTCTTTACCCTTTATTACCCCGACCCAATGGATGGGGACTACGCCACTCGGACGTTCTATGTTGGGAATAGACCTTCGCCGTTTTCGATTACCAAAGGGGGCGTTCTGATGTGGGATGGCTTAAAAATAACGCTAACCGAGAAGTAGGGAGGGAGGACGGTGTACACAGTATCAGACCTATTTAAAACATATGTAATCGACGCTGGTAGGGAATTCGAAACCAAGGCAATGGTCGGCTCAATAACCTACGATAACTCGTCCGTCATCGAATTCACAATCACCGACAGCCTGATCCCCTCCGAGGAACTAACCATCGGAACGGTCATAGCGTCGAAATTAACCCTGAGATTAAAAACAACCGACGTTATCCTCTCCGGCGCGAAAATACAGCCCTTCGTCAGGCTGAATGGCATATCTGGCTACACAGAATGGGTGCCCCTCGGATCGTACTATGTTGACGTGCCGAAATACCAAAATGGTGTATGGCAGATATCTGGGTTAGATGCACTCGTGACGGCGCAAAAACCATACGCCCCAACAGTCACATTTCCCTGTACCATGCAGGTTATGTTCGACGACATTTGCACACAGTTAGGATTTATTAAGGATTCGAGTGCAGTAATTAACCCATGGTGGATGATGTCGGTAGCTCCCGATCCAACGTTTAATATGCGCGATTGGCTGGGATTTCTAGCATCCACAATGACAGCAAATGTCCGCATGACGAAGGACAATAAGATAGGCTTCGTGACAATAACCCCTCCTACGGCGCGAACGGCCATAGGCCCATCCGATTACTTCAAGGCAGAAAAAACCAACCCCACGAAAACGTACAACGGCATAATAGCGGCATACACGTCGGATGGGAAAACGATATCCGAGGGTACCGTGACCGACTTGAATACCGTTATGAATTTTAAAAATCCTCTCATGATCCACACGATACTTGGCGATGTGCTTGAAACCTTGAACGGATTCCAATACACCCCATTTACGATGGAGTGGAAAGGGCGCCCGGACCTCGAAGTGGGGGACGGCATAACGCTAACTCTGCGTGATGGATCAGTGATCAACTCAACAATCTTAACGAATGTAATGTCATTTAAGGGCGGGCTTAAGTCCACAAGTTCGGCTCCGGCATACTCTCCCCAACGGTCCGAGTCGGATTACACAGGGAGTATGCAGCCAACAATAAAACGGAACATCGAGATGAGCGTCGTAAAATCTTCCGACGATACAGTGTTTAAGCACGATGAGGCTAACGGTGTAAAGGTTAAAAATAATCAAGCAGACTTTAATTTTACTGACGATAACGGTGGACAAATACCCAACGTTAGGCCGGATGGATTTTACCTGGGCGACACTAAATTTGAGAGTGGCAGCGGTGCGATCTCTGCATTTACAAATCTGACGATTAATTTTCTTGAAGATAATACTGGATTTCAACTCATAAGGGATGGCGTTTCGGAAACTTGGATATGGACAAAGGACGCTGTTAACAGGATAAATTTGTTAACCACATCTACCGCTAGGACAGTAAATATAACTTACCCCTAGCTAGGATTAAAGGAGTGATAATTGTGTCGATGTCTGACTATTTAGAGAATATTTTAATTAACCATGTTTTACGGGGTGTATCATTCACATCTCCAGGAGCTCGTTACGTTGCCTTGTATACCACAGACCCAACTGACGCTAATACTGGAACAGAAGTAGCGGGAGGAAACTATGCGAGACAATCTATAGCCTTTTCTGCCCCTGTTACTCCTGGAATAACCACTAATTCAGCAGCCGTAACATTTCCTGTAGCAACGGCTGATTGGGGAACAATCACGCACTTCGGTATTTTATCTGCATTAACAGGAGGGAATTTGTGGTTTGCGGGACGTATAGAAACGGCAGGAGTAGCAGATCCAAAGACTGTACTTATTGATAACCAAGTGCAATTTTTAACAGGTCAATTGGAAATAGATATGGATTAGGTGATGTAGGATGTCAACACTTGTACTGGCTAGTGGTAGAGCAACATGTACTAGCGGCGCAAAAGTTAGCGCTAGGGTATTAATACCAACTAAGGTATATGCGTCCGGCATAGTTATCTGCTCATCTAGTGCGAAGGCGCAGGCCAATGTCGTTACCCCTGTGACTGTTAACATTAATGGCTTATCTACGTGCGTTGGCTTGTCGAAGGGAAGATTACACACCGTAGCTCCTGCTACCAATATAAGCGGTGTGTCTAGATCCATATCAACGGCAAAGACTAAAGCGGTTATAACCCTTCTTGTTTCTGGGCTGTCAAAATCTACTACTAGCGCCAAAGCGTCATTGCATAGACCAATGGTAATAAATACCCTTGGAAAATCAATCTGCACTTCGTTGGCAAAAGGTAGGTTGCTGAAACAGATATTTACCAAGGGTATTTCTAGAAGTACCTCTAGTGCAATGGCAAGTGCTTACCTAGTTCGCCAGATATTCGTCTCCGGATTAAGTATCAGTACATCTAGCGCCAAAACTACCGCTCGCATAGCAACCCCTACTATCGTTTATGCCAATGGGAAATCTACTTGCATGTCCAATGCTAAAGCATCGGCAGTAACGAGGCCCAATACTATTTGGGATGACTTTAACCAAGGGTTTATGATAGGCCTGCAAATATCCGATAAACCAAGATATGGTTACAACGTCGGCGGCACGATAGCTCTACGTAATTTGGTATTTGATACATATACCAATGCATGGAAAGTGCTTAAGTGATAAGCTCGATGAACTAGGGGGTCTGGTATACAAGTGGGCACTGACTACGATAACGGATTAATAGTAGGCACTTTAATCGGCAAAGAAATTTCAGGAAAAAGTGACGATTTCTCAGTCGGTAGTACAATATTAAGTAATTATCTTAAATGGGACACACACGAAGAAATAGTAAACTATCCGAATCATCCAGTATACCCGTCTATCGTTTTTTGTGGGGGTGACTCAGAGGGGTCCTCATATTACGTTGCTACTGCCTATGTTGACGATAAAGATATAACAACGGTGTACAAAGTGTCGTTAAGTGGTGGTGTTGTATGGTCGAGAGAGCTAAATGGGTATGTGTATGGCGGGGTCTATACGGATCAATTGGTATGTGGTAATAATTGCGTATTTGACAAGTATGACAATTTTTACATTGCCACAGAATGGGCCGTTCCCCTTCTGCCTATAGTAGGGGGTAATAATTGTGGGATTGCAGGCGTTGTCAGTGTTGTAAATAGTTCTGGCGGAGTAAGTACGTATGCACACGTTGGGCACTGTACCGCCATAGCCATAGATGAGCTAAATAGTGACATATATCTCGCATTTAGCGCTTATGATCAACGTGATCCAGTTGGCTACAAGACATACAATGCTGTTTATAGGTATACGTCTAGCTTCAAGTACATATGGCAGTACACATTGGCTTCCGCCAACTCTGTTGAGTACGGTAGCGTAATATCTAGCATAACTGTAGTTAATCCGTATGTATTACCATTAACCTACGACAAAAGAAAAACCACCAATGTCCTCATTGTTTATAATCAAGCAAATACTTATATTGAGTCAGAAGGAAAACAATATACAACGTTCGTTAGATTAGACGCAAACGGCCACCCAATTACTAAAAGATCGGACGAGTATTACTGCAGAAACATATGTTCAGATTTACATGGCAATTATTACATTACATGGGGTAGGAGAACCTATACTAGCGAAAGTGCGTATACGCAGAATGGCGTCGTGTCCAAATACAACCTTGACGACGCATTGCAATGGGAATGGGGCATGGAAAGGTATTTACCCGTTCAGGTATCCGTACTTAGGCCGGCCGATAGTGCGCTAGTTAATATACTTTGCATAGTTACGAGTGCATATTGGGATTCAATCGGTAGTAATACTAATGTTAACTCAAATACGCTTGTTGATCCCGCAAGCATGCAGACAATATACTCTATCCAGAATAATTATGCGGTATGCGGTAGTATAGATAGAGCCGGAAATTGCCACACATATCACCTCGTAGATCCAATTGAGGGCGTGAGGACTATACGTAGAATTGCAGCGTGTGACCATTTTGTTATTATCGGCCCTCAACAAGATCCTAATTTCATTATATTGCTTAATGGTTATACCGACTCGTCGTATAAGATAATTATGGAATTACTCCAAGGCCGCTTTTATACGGAAGTCAACAACACCAATGCGCGTGTAATTGGCCTATTGCGTCTTAGTGGAGAATGGCCCCATATATCGTATTCCTTTGGTCCAAGTGTTAGCCCTACTGTACACACAGACATTCAATTAGCTATAAATCGTAGAGAAGTAATAACTATTAGTGTTATTTCCCGCAATCGTATTGACGCGTATGATCACGTTGGACTCACATTGAATATAGAGAACAATACGATCTACCCTATCGAGTTTACTGTGCAAGATGACCCGAATGATCCTAGATTCGTTTTGGGGGAAGTAACGGGTAGCAACACAAACGTGACTATACTTTAGCACAACGAGCCTTCGAAGGGCTTATTTTTTATGCAAAGAAAGGGGGGCAACAGAACGGACTCGGAAACTCGCTGTATTAATCCGATGTGATTAATACAGATATTTACAAGGTAGGTGATGATATGTTACTCGAAGCTTACAGGGGAAACACGCTACCCATACCAATGACAGCAACTGATCCGTCAGGAGTACCCATAGACTTTACCGGTGCAACAGTAGAGTTTAGACTCAATTTCCCCGTGCGGATTACTGAGGCAACAACAGGGGTTACAATCGACCGAACCACACGTGGTAGCATTAATGTGACAGTGGACGATTCCTTAACTCTTGTACCTCCCCGGGTCTATGCCTGCTCCCTTACTGTTACTTTTTTAAACGGGACAAGGATAACGTATTACTCCATCGATATATTGATTAAGGCGGTGGCGTAGTGAGTGATAATGTAACGATTGTCAATGTGATTACATCCGCTACGATTGCCAATGCAATGACGTCAAGTAAGATCGTCAATGCGATCACGTCAGTCAATATTGTCGATGAGACCGTACGAGTTGTTACGGTAGCAAGTCAAGGACCGCCTGGAATAAGTAGTGGGCCTATAACTAAGGTAGCCCATTCCATTCTCAGTGGGGGCCGCGTTGTGAAGGTGGCAGGGAACGATCTAGTAGACTACGCGGACAAAGACAGTACGAACGTTAGTAACGTACTGGGTATAACCTTAAATGCCGCCGCGCAGGGTGCGTCCGTGAGCGTACAGATGGCCGGGGAGATTACAGAACCAACTTGGATGTGGACGCTAGGGTTACCTATTTTCTTAGGCAACGACGGACAAATGACGCAAGCCGTGCCCACTAGCGGGTATCTCCTACAAGTGGCGATTCCAGTTAGTTCGACGAAGGTCAATGTGGCCATAATGCCAGCTATTAAATTAGTTTAAAAATGAAAGGTGGAATTTACAATGGCAAAATATCTAACTCAATTAAACGGGGTAATTTCAGAGGTAGTAACTAATCAAACTTCTGCCGGAGCAGGAGACGCAGGTAAAATTCCTGCATTGGATAGCACAGGTAAATTAGATATGTCCATGATGCCCGTTGGACTAGGGGCTGAAACTGACGCCATAGAGGCTAGCGAGAACCTTGCAGCAGGAGACATGGTCAATATGTGGAGCAGTACGGGCATAAAAGTTAGAAAAGCAGATGCTTCTTCAAATAAACCTGCGCATGGGTTTGTATTAGCAGCAGTTACATCAGGGGCTAATGCTACCGTTTATCGAGTGTCCCAACTCAATAATCAATTAACTGGCATGACAATAGGGGCTATACAGTTTTTATCAACTACTGCTGGTGGAAGACAAGAAACTGCTCCTAGTGTTGCAAGTCAAATTGTTCAGGTATTGGGTATAGCTAAGTCGGCCACGGAAATGATATTTGCACCACAACCTCCTATTACATTAGCGTAGGGTGGTGTGATTTATGGGTATCAAAAAACCTTTAGTGCTAAATAATGGGCACATAGAGGAACTTCAGAGTGAGGATGCTATTCCGGTAGGTGCTGTCACAAATGGAATGCCCACTGGTGGTATAACGGGCAGCGTTCTCGTAAAAAACAGTGCTACAAATTATGATGCAATTTGGTCATATCCAGTTAAAAACCGCGTTTATTGCCCTTCTGGTACCAATCTAGGTTATGATGATGAATTTGATAATGGTAGCTTAGATGCTGCATGGACAAAAATTGACTACGGTTCAAATAGTACCGATTGGTATGAGGTAGCAGATGTAAAGGGATTGTCATTTCAGCACAATAATATTATTACCGACAAATGTTCGGGAATTCTTAAAGACATAGCAGGATTACCCGCACCATTTTATATTGAAACTGCTTTAATCTTTGCATCGCCACCACAAGCATATCCGGCATTAGGTCTGTTATTATCAACTACAAATGTTGACGGAACAGGATATCAGGCAGACGGAGCAATATATGAAGCGCTGTATGCCTCAACTATACCTCAAATAACATCGGTTGTGAAAATATGGTCAAATTTTAGTGCGGTAGTATCAGATAATAGTTATTCGAGAATTGATGCTGGGGGGTTTAGTAACGAAATATATCTTAGATTAGCCTTTGCAAGCAATACAGTATATCTGTATACGAGCATAGATGGTGTCGTATGGAAGCTACAGGGTTCCCATGCTTGGGCATATACTCCAGCTTATGCAGGATTATATCTGCAGCGTGGTATATCCCTTTTCCAAGGACAATTCAAGTATTTCAGAGTCAGAAGCGGAATACCGTCTAATGGATAAATAACGTTAGTTTAGAAAACAAAGCTGAAAGGCTTATTTTTTATGCAAAGAAAGGGGGGCAAAATAATGTTTACACTCGCAACCTACAGACAGCATTACGACTGCCTATCAACCGATATCAAGCCGACTACGGGCATAAACGAAGGATCAACCTGCAAGGAAGTTGACACCAATAGGGAGTTTATTTTTAGCGGCACAGCTTGGGTACCGACTGAAATGGAGGGCTATGGCGCGACGGTTGCTACTAGGCCGCTTGCTACAGCGGTGCCGATAGGGTTCATCTTTGAAGCGGTTACAACGCAAGAGTTCTGGCAATCGGACGGAACGAATTGGGTGGTGTGCTAATATGGGCATGGATTTTATACGAGCCAAGAAATTAATTACGTCGGCTCAGGCAGATAATGCGACGCAGTTAACTTTAGTCGATCAAGAAAGGGCATCTTTTACCAGAACTCAAATGCACAGTGGATTTTTAAATTATGGAGGACTTAGTGATTTCACATTTTCTACAGGTACATTAAATGCTATTACAGTTAATCGTGACTTGAATGTAAATATGAATGGATACCCAATAAAAATTCCTAGCGGTACAGTAATTCAACTTAATGCCCCTCCAACTACAGGCACATGGGATGATTTAGTATTTATAGAAGGATGGTTACCACAAGTACCTTCTACAGATTTATCTATGCAATGGCGAATACGAACCGTATCAAATGTTAATTTTAGTCTAAGTCCTGAAGGCATATGTCATTATGGGGTAAATTCGGTAGGTTATTTTAGCTATGCCTTACCCCAAGGTGGTCTTTCAACGCCGACATCTGTCGCACAGCCCTTAACATCGCCTTATGATGCTTGGCAGTATTTTTTCATAGGAAAAGATAACGTAAATTTATCCGTGTCAAGAAATGATACTAATGCTCCTGTAGGAAATAAGGTAGCACTAAATGACGTAGGATTGTATGTAGCAGGGGATGGTTCTGCCAATTCTAAAGCTCGTTTTGCTACTTACGATGGATATGTTTACGCGATTCCTATCGCAAGGATTAAAAGAAGGAATAGTGGTGGTTTTTCAGCGAGTAATTTTAATGGGGGTAGGAATTATAAAACTTACACTATAACTATACCGATCAATGTAAATGTCGGATACCAAGGAAATGTAACCTGTGCAAGCCAAAGTGATTATGATGCAATTCAAATTGGTGATTCACTTTGGAACAGTTTTAATTATAATTGGAAAGTAATTTCAAAAAATGGGAGTTTGCAATTAACTGTTTTAAACTCAGGAGCTACAAATAGTGGAGTTGGTTCTGCGCCTTATTCTCAGTCTTCAGACCGCCCAGACTCCCTCTACTCCAACGTCATAGACTCTCGCGACATTCCCCCCGCCTACGACCTTCGCCATCGGACACAGACTCAATATAACTATGACTATGAACTTAAAAAAGCATCCGATCAATTCATGCGTGGGGAATTATCTCCGAAGAAAATGCTGAAGACTTATCATGGGATTTCCAAGACAGAAGTGGATGAGCATACTGTATTTTATGCGAGTTTGGATGGGACTACTGTACCAGAATTTCCATTAGGTAGTTCCGCAATGAATCTTGGTACAGGGTCATTTAAACCTATGCCTACAGGAAGTGGGTATAAGTTTAATGGAGATAGTGCTACTCCTGTTGCAGTAAGTGGATTGAGTGCCGCGCATGGTACTTTTTCTGTTTTAGTTTGTACTGCTGATTTAAAAAACGAAACGGATGCTTATCCTACAATTATGCAAACACTAAACAGTAGTGATGTTCAAATGATTGCATTAGTATTTAGTAAAATATCAAATCAATTATACGCACAAGAAGGATATGTAGATGCTACTGGAATTGCATCTAATGGATACACGATTATAAGTAATACGTCCTTAAATATACATGCACAAGTGTCGTGGGATGTTACAAATTTATATTTAAGAATAAATGGCAATTTAATATCTACTACTACAAGAAAATCATCAGATGTTTTTTATGTCCCTGCAAAAATTCAAATTGGGTCTAATGGATTGAGTGTTAAATTAAGGTCAACCCTCTCAGACATCTCAATCTCCAACATCGACCGTGGCTCACTCTTCCCAAACCTCCCTGCCGACTTCATCTCAGGCGATGCTCAAATCTCCCCAGCATTTACCAATCAAAGACACGTTTTATCGCAAGCACAAATGACTCAAACTGTGAGTGGAATTGCGAAGATAAATAATGTCTCAGGTACAGGTAGAGGGATTGTTGCATCAAGAACAAGTGGCAGTTGGACTTCTGCTGATACAATCACTGTCACTGGTATGGCAGGAGAATTAATCTCAGGTGTATTTGATCTCAGGCGATGCTCAAATCTCCCCAGCATTTACC